GTGTAGCCGAGCTCCCAGTCGATCTCCTCCGCCGCCTCGTCGAGGGCGCGTTGCATCGCCGCGGTCTGCTGGGCTGTCGGGGCGTCGAGCCTCAACAGCATCGCGAGTTCCGTGACGTCCGCGTACGCCATCTCAGGCCTGCCCGGCCGCCCGGATGGCGTCGATCAGCTCCTGTTTCGTCATGTCGTTGTTCGCCGGGCTGACACCCCGGTCCTTGGCGAGGGCGAGCAGGTCGGCTTTCGTCATCTGGTCGAGCTGGTCTTTGCCGCCGCTGGTGTCCGCGTCGGATTCCCCGGTCGGGGTGACTTCGCCGGGTGTGCCGCCAGTGCCCTCGACCCACGCCGGCTCCAGGCCGACTGCTTCCCGGTTCGGGTCGTCGAAGACGGTGCCGCCCGCATTCTCGGGTGTGGGCTCGTCGGTCATGGCGTCTTGGTGATCTTGATGATCCCGGTCGCCTCGATCACCATCGGCGTGAAGTAGCCCGCGTACGCGACCTGCACACCCAGGACGCTGGGCTCGACGACGGACAGTGACCCGATCCGCTGTTCGTACACCTCGGCCGCCGCGGACGACATGACGAGGGCGGTGTTCGCGGTGATCGCGGCAGAGACGTAAACGGGGATGCCGGCGATGACGCCGGCGAGGCCGGTCGAGAAGTCCGCCGCCGAGAACCCCTGCCCCTGCTGATTCATCGGCCCGTACGGCGCGAACAGCGCACCCCACGCACCCAGCAGACCTGTCGGGACGACCGCGAAGACACGGCCGACGCCCTTGGTGCCGGCGTAGATCGACGCCGCCGCGGCCCACAACGCACCGGCGATCTGGTCGGCGGTGTTCGCACCCGTCGGCAACGTGGTGCCGGCGGTTGCGGCGGCCGCGAACGCGGTCGCCGCGGCAGCTTCGGTCTGAATCGCGTACTGCGCCGCGAGGTCACCGATGATGATGTCCATCACGCCGGGCGTGGTGAAGTCGATGTCCTGGCGGCTGACGTTGACGTAGCCGCCATACGTGATAGCGGTCGCTGTCAGCTTCGTGATCGTCATCTTCTGCGACACGAGCTCGGCCTTTTCTGCCGCCGCATCGCCGGCGGACGGCTGCAACCCAACCGAGGTGTGCTGGGTGACCTTCGGCCGGCCCCAGGTCTGCCCAGGCAGATCCCGTGGGCCGAGCGCGGACACCAGCGGCCGGTTCGAATCAACGAAGTTGACGACGGGGCCGAGGATCGGCGCCGGGATCAAACCCGGGTTATCACTGGTTTTCTGGTGGGCGGCCGCGCGGTTGTAGATCTCGAGCCGCTGGCGGGCGTCGCTGTCGCCGAGCCCGGCCCGCCACTGATCCATCGCGTACTCGCCCGCGGAGCGGTACTCGATCTCCTTCGGAGCCGCTGGCTGCTCACGCATGAACGGCGCGAGCTCGGCGATCTTCGCGCGGGACTCGGAGCCCATCCGGCGCAGGTCGATCAGCTGGTCGAGCTGCGGCTGCAGCTCGCCGACACGGGTGCGGGCCCGGGTCGCCATCTCCATTTCCTGGCTGTTGAGGTCGCGTCCCTCTTTCTCGGCGTCCTCGACGATCCCGTCAATGAACGTTTGCTTCTCTTCGATCTCGGCGGCGAGCCGCGAGAGCATCTGGTCGGTGGTACGCATGTCATCCTTTCGAAACGAGGTTGTCGTTTCGCAGCTGCGTGCGTCCACCTCACCCCACGGGAACCCCGGCGCCCCACGGGCCATCAACGGGGATATGTGTTGGTGGTCTATTCGATTAAAGCGTAACGGTCGGCTAGACGCCAGCCCCGGACGATTTCGAGGTTCGGCCGGGCCGCCGCCGGCACGGCGACGGCGGGGTCTTTGTCGCGGACGGCGAGCACGTTCGTGCCCTGATAGGCCGGCGAGTGGGTCATCGCGATGTGGTCCAACCAGAGCCGCGAGAGGCGCCGCAGGCCGCGTTCCGGCCACGATTCGCCGCCGTCCGGGACACCGAACCCCGCCGACGCATCCAACAAACCCTCATCCGCCAGCGCCAGCGTTTCATCGCCCTGCTCGGTCGGCGCGATCCGCAACTCAGCAACCAGCCCCTCCTCCCTCGAAGGGTAGAAGCGGATCGCTTTCCCGACGACCTTGTCGAGGACATGTTCGCGGTTCACGACGATCCGGCGGCGGGTCGCGTCGATCCCCTCGAACGCGCCGCGCGAGACGATTTCGCGGATCATCCGGCCGCGGTGGACGACCTGCGCCTCGACCTCGTAGGGCATCACCACGAGTTCGATCTGTCGTTTCGGGAACGACACCTCCAACTGCTGGTCTGCGACCTTCCGGATTTCGATCTCGAGCTGGGTCATTTCAGCACTCCTGCCGACAAGGGTTCGGGGGTCGAGTCGTCGATCCGTTCCGTGTCGCGGATCTCGGCGACCGTCAACGCCTGCTGGCCGGTGACCGGGTCGACGATGCCGTTCAGGATCTGGGCGGTCTGCGCCCGCTGCAACGGCTCGGGCTCGATGTACGCGTCGCGGTTGACCTCGATCCGTGTGCCTCTGGGGAGCAGCCACCCGGACAGCGCCGACATGACGGTCTGCGCACGCGGCCGGAGGTAGGCCCGCCAGTGGTACGAGAACAGGCTGGTGACGTTCGAGTACGTCATCGAGTCGCCGCCCGAGGGGAGGCCGACCAAGAAGGGTGGGACGCCGAGCATGAGCGCGATCCGGGATTCGTTCCACTGTGAGAGGTCGAGGAGCGCCATCTTCTCGGGGTCGAGCTGGGTGGCGGTCCATTTGACGCCGCCGGAGAGGACGGCGGGTTCGCCGATCGACGACATCCGGGCCTGCACCCACTGCGCCTTCAACAACTCGGACTGCTCCGCGGAGAGCTCGTCGGGGTGCTCGAGCACCGACGACGGGATCCCTCCGCCGGCCGCAAGCGTCGTCGCGTACCGCGAGAGCACCTGCGCGGCCACAAGCCTCCCCTGGCCGGCCTCGAGCGGGCCGTGGCCGTGCGCGTCACTGACGTTGGACTGGTAGCGGATGTGCAGCATGTCGTCGGTCACATCTCTGTTGCCGATGCGGTAGGTGCGGACGCCCTCCATGATCTCGACGTTCACGAGCCACGGCGGCACCACGTGGAATCGCGACGGCATTCCGGTCGAATAGCGGGATGTGGCGAGCACGAACGCTTCGCCGAGCTGGTAGTCCCACGCGAGCTGCTTCATGAACTCTTCCCACGACGCATACGTCTCGGGCTGCGGGTTGTTCAGCCAGTCCGAGCTGAGAGACGGGGCGGCGCCGACGAGGTACGGCGGCATCGTCGAGAGCAGCGACGAGTTGAGGTCGATGCACATCCAGGCCGTGTCGGTCAACGCCGTGATCTGTCCGCCCCAGTTCGGCGTCGGCCACTCCGCAGGCCACCCCGACCACGCCGACGGGACGATCCTCGGTGGCGGCTGCCACGGCAGATCCTCACCCTCAACCGTGACCCCGTGCGGATCGCCGGGGTTGACGTTCGGCGGGCCGACCGTTCCTGGGGCGGCGGTCACCGGGTCGTTCCCGTTCGGGATCTCAGGATCGGGCGGCCGGATCGCCCGCGTAAACAAGCGGGCCATCACCTAGCAGCATACGCCTAATGCAAGTCGGCGCTACTGAATCACCGGCATCGGCGCCGGTTTGTGCGCCGCGCCGACCGCCCAGACGAGCGCCCGTACGAGGTGGGACTTCTCTTGCAGCGTCAACTGCAACCCCGACGACGTCTCCCTGACACGGGCCTGCGCCACAGCCTCGTCGAGCTCGACTGTCGCGGGGTCGTGGACGATGGCGCCGGTTGCGGCGAGGTCGCGGAGCAGTGCCAGGCACGGCCGCAGCTCCCTGCTTCCGGCGGGCATCGGAGCCGGGACCGTGCCTGGCGCTACCCGCGACAACATCGACGCGCCGACGAGTAGCTGCCGGATCTTCCGATGCTCCCCCAACCGCAGAGCAGCGTCGATCGCGGAGTCCCAGTCCTGGAACGTCCACCCGTCGACCTCGATCCTTCCGTCTTCGGTGCGTGCGGCGGCTGCGACGGCGCCGCCGTGGCCGTGCGCGTCTTCGACCGCGACCCACAACGGCCCGAACTCCTGCAGCCCCGACTCGACGAGTTGTGCCCACCGTCCGGGCGGCACCAGTTGGTCGCCGCTGAACCGTTTCGCCGGCCACTGGTTCAGCCACTGCGCCTTGAACGACTCGAGCGGGTCCGGCTCGTCCGGGTCTCTGAGCTCGCCGGACTGGGCGGCCTGCAGCTGCTGGCCGATCAGCCGTTCCCGTTTCGGCGTCCAGTGCGGCGACGCGAACCGCCACGTCTTCACGTCGTCGAGCTTGGCGTCCCCGGGCGCAGACCATTCGATCAGCAGCGAACCGTCACCCTGCTCGAGCTGCTCCAACGCCAGCC